ATTAGATATTTTTACATGACCTTTAATTGTAGAAGTAGAGTCATCAATGGTTCTTAAATAAGTTTGTATATCAGTTCCATCTGAATCTTGGTCATCAATAAATATGTTTGTTGCTAATGTGACATTTGCATTATTAAGAGCAAGTTTTCCGGCAGTAGGATCTTGGTCTGTAGTTGTTGTGCTGAATACATAATTGAATGTTTGTCCACCAAATCCACCGGTCTGTCCTTTCTGACCTTTATCTCCACCTAAACCTTTCTGACCTTTCTGACCTTTAGAACCTGTATTTCCGGTGACTCCAACCTCTCCTTTCTGACCTTTATCTCCTTGTATTCCTTGTGAACCTACCTCTCCTTTCTGACCTTTGGAACCGGTTGCTCCCACCTCACCTTTCTGACCTTTATCTCCTGTATTTCCTACTTCTCCCTTCTGTCCCTTATCTCCGGTATTTCCTTGAACTCCTACTTCACCTTTCTGCCCTTTGTCTCCTTGACTACCTGTAATACCTACTTCACCTTTCTGTCCCTTATCACCTTGTATGCCTTGGATTCCTTGTTGACCTTTTTGACCTTTATCTCCAACCTCTCCTTTTTGACCTTTATCTCCTTGACTTCCAACTTCACCTTTTTGACCTTTATCACCTGTATTCCCGGTGATTCCCACTTCTCCCTTTTGACCTTTGTCACCTTGAATACCTTGATTACCTTGAGAACCTGTTGGGCCTGTCAAACCTAGTTCACCCTTTTGACCTTTATCACCTGTAGAACCTACAGCTCCTTTTTGACCTTTATCTCCAACACTACCTTGAGGTCCAACTTCTCCCTTCTGTCCTTTTAAACCTGTTGATGGACCTTGCCATACACCAGATGAATCTATTATTTGTGTGTTGCCTACATAATAAGCAGTAGCTTGAAAATCATTATCTGCTGTCCATCTATCTGTAGTTTCATTCCAAACAAACTCAACATTAGCAACTGATCCTCTTTCAACTTCTATTCCTGCATTTTCTGTTGGTGAGTCACCTGTATAATCTGAGTTCAATGTAAATTTGTTATCTGCAATATTTAAAGTTGCAGTATTAACTGAGGTCTGAGTTCCAGATACAGTTAGATTTCCAGATACAACTACATTATTGAATGTCACATTGTCAGAAGTTCCTACTGCTTGACCAATAGATAAAGTGACTTGATTACCTGTTGCAGCAGATGTCACACCAGTCCCACCAAGAATAGAAAGTGTCTCTGAACTTAAAATAATTGATATAGAGCTAGATCCATCTGAAACTCCTAAAGGAGTAATCTGACTATCTACATAAGCTTTTATTGATTGTTGTGTGGCAAGAGCAGATGCACTATTACTTGCCATATTATCTTCATCTTTGATTTCTGATATTGTTGCACCACCACTAACAAAAGTAAGTTCTCTTATTTTTGCTGTAGGTGAAGATGCTTGTGATGATACTGACCAATGATTGTTGCCATTATCATAAATTAAAACTCCACCCTCATCTGATGCTCCAAGAGTTATAGAGTTTACTGATTTGCCTAAAATTGTATTAGGTCCAGCAGCACCTTGAGTTCCAACAGTCACTACAGATATATTTGAACTATCTGAAACTGTTATGCTACTTACAATACTCATCTACTTACATTACCTCTGATGCTATATGTTCCCTCTAGCAATCTATCTACCTTTCCACTTGCATCAGTAAGTTCAAGATCATAGACACCATCTCCAGGTGTAAGATTTGCTGTATCTGTTGCTGATAACAAAAGAGTTAATGTTCCGGCAACACCACCATTGGTTATGCCACCATTTGCAGTAGTCAGAGTAGCTACTGTTGAGGATGAGTCTTGATCTAGTCTTAAATCTAATTCTGCTCCGGAATACCCAGAGAGATTGATAACAGAACCAGCAGAGTCCTTAAGTGTAAGAACTTTCTGAAAGGTTGCACCTTGCTCTATTATAAAATGATGAAAACCAGCACTCATTATTTAATCCTTTTTCTAAAATAATGGTCTCTACCATTTTATGCATCTGCATTCTTATATTAACACCAAGTCAACTTGGATGGTAAGTGCTATGTCTTTTTCTTAGTAGACTTCTTTGTGGTCTTTTTCTTAGTTGTTTTTTTGACCGGAGCTTTTCCACCTTCCCATGCTTCATTAACATCCGGGGTTTCTGGATCATCTCCCATGAGTTGACCTTTATCGTTTCTTGCTCTCTTTACAGATTCTTCTTCTTTGACCTCTGCTTCTATGTCAGCAGATTGATCAGCACTATCCATTTTGACTTCCATAGCAAAACCATTCTCTACAAACGCTTCCATGACTTCTTCTTGCCATGACTCATCTGTTTCAATGACTTCATCATGTTTGTAAAGTTTGACTTCACTACCTAATTCATTTGCAGTTCCAGCTTTTGGAACTAACATTTTGTAAACTTTCTTTGCCATAATTTTTCCTTAAAAAAAGGGAGACTCCTATGAATCTCCCTTACTAACAGTTTTACCTATCAGAATTACTTCCTGCATTTTCGCTATGTCTTGCAAAACCTTTCATAACCATTGCTGACATTGGTGTCCCAGATGAATGGGAACCAGTAAAGTCTGCAACTGCTCTGACATATCTTTTGCCACCAACATAACCTATGCTTACAACAGCCGGTGACTCGGCATTATCATCAAATGTTGCCCATATTCCATTAGAATCTATTGATCCATCTGTTATATCATTATTTGACACAACAGCAGAATATGAGGAATCATCATCAGAATGCTCAAGTTTAACATCAACCTTGACTGAACCAGAAAGAGTGTCTCCTTCTGCTCCTATATCAAAGATGACCATTGCACCTTCAAAACCTTGAAGGTCTACACCAGTCCCATTGGCATCAGCAGTCCTAACTGCCGGTGCAAGAGATTGAACTGCTATTAGATTATTTGCTAAATCTTTCATAATCTCACCTTCTCCTTAAGTTGATACTTTATGTTTAACTATAGCTTCTGGTTGAATGACCTGTCCACCCACTCTTCTTCTAGCAATGTATCTAACATTACCAGTCGTTGCTTGTGTGAAAGGATCTCTCAATACAGCTAAAGCCACTCTATCTACAATTAAGTATGCTCTGTTGAAGTCTCCAAATAATATTGGAAAAGCATTACTAGCTATGTCCGGCATATCACTTGCCTCTATATAAGGATAACCCAATATAGTGTTAGGAACTCCACTCTCCAAAGACATACCTGCTTGGAACACATATTGTCCAGCAGTATCTTTAAGCTTTCTGATCGCAGCAAGAGTTGATCTGTTAAAAACAAATCTACCATTCTGTCCATACTCAGACTTAATTGAATGCACTAATGTTAATAGTCCATCAGCTGTCAATGCACTAGCACTTCCACTAACTGCTTGACCAACTGATGAGTTTGTTAATAGACCTTCCGGTTTACCAACAGCATCACCACTAACAAATGCAGCACCTTCTGCTTTTGCAAATTGCTCTGCAAATTCAGATTGCATTTCTTGTTCAAGATTAAAAATACTATCTTCTAAATCCTGTTCTGAAATATCAACTAAAGCATAGTGTTCATGTGCTGATAACTGCTCTAATCCAACAGTATAACCTGTTGTCTCAGACCTAGTTCCACTTTCTGCAACCCATTGGGCAGCAAAAGAACTTGCTCTCTTTGGTATTTGAACTGATCTAGCTGATGTAGTTCTTACCCTTGATATGCTTCTAATAGGTGATATTTCTGTGACTGTTTTTAACAGTTCTTGCACATATTCTGGTGGTGCTAAATATCCGCCTGTAGAATCATTACTTACAGTTAAAGCTTTGACTTCATCTGCTGAAAGTGATTTCTCACCTTTTCGCAAATATGTATCAAAAGCTTTAACATTGAAATCAACTGTTTTGCTATCAAATCCAGAGTTTGGTCTGCTTAATACAGTCTCTAGTTTCTCTAACTTTTCAGTAATTTCAACTTGCTTTTCATCTGATTGGGTTTGTGCCTTTTTATGATCTTCAAGTCCTTGTAAATCTTCTTCAATCCTTACAAGTTTTTCTTCAAGACCAGCAACACTTTTCCCATCAGCTTTGTCATCAAGAATTTGATCATTTACTTTTTTAAATTCCTCAAAAGCATTTCCAAAATCCTCAATAACCTTTTTCACATCTTCTGACATAATTGCCTCCTACTGATGTTTGATGGTTAATTTCTCTACAGTTTCCTGTAGTCCCTTAATGGTATCTACCAAGTCAGAGTGTTGGTCAACATCCCGGTGACTAAAACAGTCTTGAAGTGCTTTTGCACATTTCTTTGATTCAGACCGGGAAAGATTAAATGCCTCTCGCATTCCTTTTTCCCAATCCCTTATAGAAATATTCTCACCCTTAACAACTTGAATTGTTGCTTTGGGATTCATTGGAAAAGTCACCAATGATACTTCCATTAAATCAACTTCTTTTATAATCCTCTTTTGGCCTCTATCTTCATAAGATACAGCTTTTGGATTAGTTTTAAATCCTATTGATAGTCCATCTAATGCACCAATCTTTAAGAGTTCATAAGCTTCTGCTCCTGCTCTTGTCTTAAGTGCAATCCTACCTTTTACATATAGACCTTTTGAATCTTCTGTTATCTCATCATATACACC